CCTCCACTTTGAGTTTCAGACCCGTTCTCCGCGTTCTCATCACCAGCCTCGTTTTCGTTAGTCTCAGGCTCAAGCCCAGCATTGGCAAAAGCCTTAAGCATACCAGGGCTTTCTTCTAAGGTAGTGTATTTCTCAGACATTGTAATCCTCTCTTACTGTGTCTGGTTACTAGGAGGTTGTGCCACTTGTTTCAAAGCCTCAGTGGGTGACACGCCACTTTGGACTAGTTGTTGCATCTTCTGTTTAGCTTCTGGTGGGAGTTGTTCAATTAACTGCCTAATCTGTTCCTCATCAGGGGGAGCAGAACCATCCCCATTTTCTGCTCCCCCTGGTCCCGCCCCAGCTTTATTAGTTTGATCTTGCATAGATTGATGGATCATATCCCAATCTTCTTGCGTAATGGTAATGTCATCATTGAAGGCTCTTTCGAAGACCTTCATAGCAACAATACCAAAGGCAGGAATTGCATTAGCAAACTGTCCTAAGACTTGTCCAATCTCAAGAGCGGCCTTCTTCTTCATCTTGCTAGTAGCTTTATCAGTAGAGCCACCAACAATCTTGATATTCAACGTAGTGCGAAGTTCACTAGTATCAGGAAGTTGCTTCCAGAATTTAGCATGTTCAGCACCAATAATGCCCGCAACATCTTCTGTAGTCCATTGCTGAGCTAGAAGTTGCAAGATTTTCCATGCAATCATACCGATCCAGTCTTCAATCGCATCGATCTTTTCATCAACACGAATGTCAACATTCTTCTGGTAGAAGTCGATTGCATCATTGGTAGTGTTAGTCTTGAACTGTGCACCTTTCTGAGCATCACTAATACCAGTGATACGATTAATAGCTGCAAACTTCGATGTACTATCATAAAGTTCAGGACGAGAGATAGCAGGAGGCGTAAAGGAGAAGATGACATCAGCCAACTTCATACCTTCTGGAACATCAACACCTCGCGCCGTTCCATCAGGTCCATTAAGAACCATATTAGCATCATCTTGACTGATCTTATTCTTATCAAAGAAGATGTTATTCTTAACCCAACGACGTGCTCTAGCTGTCTCTGAATTGATATCATTGATAGCATCTTGCTGATCAAGATAATAAGTCACTTCACCTTTAGGCTGAGAACCATCAGGAGTTTCATGGAACCAAAGATGTTCATAAGGGAAGAACTCGATAAGCTTTAGAGGATCATCCCACACCCACAAGGGCCACGTCCACTTGTTCGCCGCGTACAGGAACACTCGACGCGTAGTCTTGTCCCAAATCCACCAAACTTTTGTATGGCAGGCGGTTCGAAAAGCCTTATCGGAAGCGTATCCATAATTCTTAGCTTCTTCATCTGGGTCTTTTCTGAAGATAGAGAAGTTAGAGATTTCGTCGTCAACATCAGTTCCATTGGTACTACCCTTTAGAACATGCGTAGGCTCATAAACAGAGACAACTTGTCCTTCTTTATCTGTACCATAAACAGCATTGATGTAATCAGTAGGTAGATAGTCAAATTCTGCTATCCAGTTAGCATCACTGTGATCAGGCTCGATAGAAGTAGGATCGATGATAAGACGGAAAGGAGAAATCAGCTTAGCTTTAGGGCCAGAAGGATTGAGTAAACCAACCTTTTCTTCTAAAGCCTGTAGCTGTCCCTCAATCTGTTTGATTTCTTTCTTCGTCTTAGCGGTTGCATACTTCGCACTAAGCTCTTTAAGCTCAGTCATAGCTTGTTCAGAGCTATCTTGCTTAGATACGAAATCAACCTTCATATATGCATTGTTAGTAAGCATGGCCCACAAGACACCACGACGAGCCTTACTCTTAAGGTTCAATCCAGGTGCAGTCTTCATGCCTAAAACAGCATTGATCAACTTCTCACAAGTGTTGGCAAAATCTTCATTGACCGTTGCCGTAGCAGTGCACTCTACAGTCGGGTTCTTAGCATACAACATAGGAAGCATAGTTGTAGCATTAGAGAACACGACATTCTCAGTTTCAGACCATTGATCGTTAATAGTCCTCTGATAGCGTCGATTACCAGAACTGTTGCCAGTACCGCTTTCACCACGATGGAGCATCTGATCATTGCTATAATATCTAATAGCTTCAGACCAAGCTAGCTCAACATCGTCTCTAGCAGCTTTACCTTGTTCAATTCTAGAAGACCAAAGAGGACCTATGGCCTTAGATACAGGAATTTTGCTCTCTCCAAGCATACGATAGAGAGGACCAGCATCTTCTTCTGTAACAGTAGACTTAATCCCAGCCGTCTTCTCTAAAGAAGCTTGGATTTCTGGCGAGAAGACTTCTTCATTAGCGGCCATTACTTTGTTCCCTTGGGTAATTTAACTTGATTACCCTTTTCAGTAGTCTGAAAATAGTTCAACAGATCACTAGGATCATGGAACTTATCGAAGCCAAGACCAACTAAGTCTGTAACACTTCCATCAGCGTTATCTTGCCAATGATCTCCTTGTCGTGGAGCAGCATTCTTATACATACTTTGATCTGAAAAAGTCATATGATTAGGTTTCTTGTAAACATCAGTAAGATGATCATTAAGAGACTTCTCAGCACCTGATTTCCAAGCGCCTCGAAGGTCATAATCATATGTATTTTGCAGATCAGGAGGAAGCGATTGCCTCCACACTTGAAACTGTTGTTCTTCTTCAGGAGATAACTTCGTATCGTATTGAGGATCAGCAGCAATAGCATCACGTCGTTGACGCATCATTGCTTCTTTAATGCCCCAACTATCGGCCATAACGATGGTTCCTCATTGCGGGAGTGCCAGCTAATTCACTCTCACGCCATTGCGTATATCTGCGCTGGATAGGGGGAGCAGTCTTCTTAAAAGTAGCAACTCTAGGTCTATTAGTGAATAAATACTTAGTCATATCCATAGCGTGATCATTTCTGTCCATTGGAACATCTTCATAATCACCTCTAGTGTCTTTTCTCCAATAGTAGTCACTAGCTTCTTGATCCCACCATGTAAGTTTGTTGCTGATATACAAGCGGGGAGCGCCTACCACGTCCTCAAAGATCGGATGGCGATGGTAAGGATCAATATACAGGTATGACTGCACCTTGGCAATGCCTGAGACGATATCATTATTGGCTCGGATCATCTTAATACCGTCTTCACGGAACAGACCAGCTACAGTTGTTCCAACAGTTCTAGTGTTCCCACTCGTTCTCTTGAAGATTGAGGGGTCTCCTAGAACAACAGGATCATATAAATCACCGATAGTAATATCATCCACGCCGTGCTCTTTACGGATACGTTTAATACCTTGTCCCAATTCACGAATTGTCTTTTCCTTCTCATAGAAACCATCAAGAAGGAATACATTGCCAACCCTATCGACAAAACCAAAGCCGTAACAAGCAGGAGAAGCAATGCCATGATCGTATGCCTCGACAGTATTCTTTAATGCACCAGAATTCTTAAGCTCATCAAAGTATTGAAGCATCAAATCATGATCTAAGACGTGGTGTTTTGGATCATATTCCGGGTACACCAGCCCTTCATACGCTCCCCATTTACCAAGCAAGAACCTTTCGCGCATCTGCCCCCGGTAAGACATTTCGAGGGTTTTGATGAAGTCGGCCGGGAGGTTATCTTTGTTCTCGTAGGTAGAGCCTTCGAATAACTCAATTTGCACATCGCCGGTTTCCTCATCAATTAATAGATCAGGATTTTGGATGCCGTTCTTTAGGTCTTGGACTGGTTTAACAAGCTTACGATACACCCAATTACGAGTAGGGTTACACATAGCGATAAGCCAACGGGGACCGCTTGAGGGCATGGTTTCGTCGTCACCTTGATAAGNTGCTTGNCCACGAAGTCTACCCAATANATCGAGGAAGTCTTTCTCTGTAATCTCTGGGTCTTCAATCTGGTCAATGACGATCCAATCATAAGTAGCACTCAGTAAGTTCGACGTGGAGCTTTCGTTACTCTTGCCACCTTGCTGAATGTATCTGAAGTTAATCGTTGTTCCGTTTTGGAGTACGACGACATTATCTTGTGAGAGGTTCTTGGATTTAATCCATGTAGGCGGGCACCAAGCCAGAAACTCTTTTCTGATGGTGTCGTTAAGCTTTGGATAAGTAGCTCGCGCAATAAGGCCGTTAGAGCCAGGATAATCCCTTGCAAGTTTCAATGCCTTNATAACAGCAGCNGTAGTCTTCCCGTTACCAAATCCACCACCAAAAAGCTGTATCTTAGCTTTCGAGTTTTGAAAGGCTTCGTGAAGACCACCTTCTATAATTTTATATGTCCTAGCCATTTA